GAATAGTTAAAAAGTATGCTAGAGGTGGTGGTACAAGACCAATTAGGAGATAGTACATGGTAGATAATCCTAGAGGGACAGGGCCAAGGTCAAGTCCAATGCCTAGTAGAAGAGTTCAAATAGATAGAATGCCGGATAGACCAGCAATGGTAGACTCTGGTAGTCCAAGATTAGGAATGCAAAGACAATCTCCCATAGTTTATAGAATTAGTTTTTCTAATGAAGGGGTACGTATTCAAGATCCTAATGGAGAAGTATTAAATAATAAAGATGCTTTAGCTGTTGCTGGCATAGCTGCAAAACAATTAAGTACTTCTGATCAGGCACCTAGAATGGAAGGCAGGCCTGTAGAACCTCCGGGAAAAGTAGACATGTCTATGGTGAAAGGTCCTAGATCTGAATTTGAACAGGATTATAGGCCTGCTGTTAAATATACAGAAGGTAGAGGCATACCGTCTACTAGAGATGCTGTTATGAAGACATCTCCTCTTCAAGCTTCTCCACAATTTCGTGAAGGGCCTGAAATGAGACTTGCTCCAAAGGTTGAAGACGTAGAATTACCTAGATTAAGGAGAAGAAAAGGTGGTAAAGCAAAACCAAAAATGAAAAAGTATGCTAAAGGTGGAGGCATACGTAAGCCTAAATATTCTTAATGAAGAATCTTACGAATATCTTTCTCCATAACAGACGTGTGTGTGGACAAGTACTCTAACAAAGCTACAAATATCTCAGTGTTTTCATACTGTTTATTCCACTTGTCCATCACTTCTTTAAATTCACTAGGCTCTACATGACTGTGTTCTACAGATACATGCCCTGCCTGTGTAAGCTTAACAGTAAAATTAAATAGTAAGCTATCATCTTTCTGAGCCATTAAATCTTCCTAACCTATGATATAAGGATTCTAACTGTTTCTTTTTTTCAGGGGGTACAGCAAAATCATCTTGTGTTTTTATAGTAAATAGTATTAGATCTCTTATCAACTCTACATCAGACGTTGCAAACACTGGTTTACTTTCTCTTATCATTATATATCTACTAACTCACACACTCCTGCTGTACAAGCTAACTCTTGTGATCCTTTTGTACTATCTTCCTTTTCATAGTCTTGTAACTTTTGCCAACTTATTGAGGTTGGCATTTTTTTTACCAGTTTCTCATAGGTAGCTTTATCTATATCTTGATAAGGGGCCTGCTGATACGTGTGGTCGGAAAAGGGGAGAAAGGAAACACCACTTAAATGGCTAAAGTTTTCCCAACACCATGCACCGACAGGCACCCATTCTTCCTCTTTAACTGATATAGTTACAGAGGGTTTGTGTTCACACCAATGCTGTGCATAAGTTTTCCATAACTCTAGCTGTTCAATAGCAGTCATGTCATTCCTACACACTGATCCTTTCGGAGCTTTCATTGGAAATGAAAACACTGTTGTATGTTCTGGCTTCATAACATCAGGTTCGTTAGGAATACCAGAAGCAATCATAAATTCAGTAAGAGGGTCTTTGTTATCTCCTCGTACTGTTCGTATGTAATAAGGGTTGTGTCTTGCATGTATACCACTAGCACTATCTACTAACTGACTAACAGTACCAGATGGTTTAACACAAGTGATTGCTGTACTTTGGTTTATACCAAATCTCTCTGCCCAATATTTATTAGCTTCTACAGCAACACCTCTTAAAGTTTGTAATCTTTTTTCTAACCCACCTTCTTTACCATTCATCAATGGGCTGTCCATAATACCTGTAAGAGATACACCAAGCAGTCTCTCTTCTTCTGTATTGTTCTGCCATCTCTTTCTAAGATAACCAAAGTTTGTAAAGGTAGATTGTATAGTTCCTAACAACGTAGCTATCTGTATCTTTCTTGTAAGAGAAGCTACACTATCTGTAGATCGTACCACTACCTCTGTAAGATTACAAAACTGATTAGGTCGTAGTATAATCTCACTACAAGGATTAGTACCAAAATCCCAAGATGCATCTCTCCTACCATTCTCAGCAGCTTTTGCCTGTGCAGAAGCCCTGTTGAACATGCCTCTCTCACCAGATTTACTTTCATATAATGATAACCATTCTTTCATAAAGATACCTGCATCTGGTTTCTCTGTATAGGCTACAGAGTTATTAGCCAATGCTCTTTCTGGATTAGTAGACCACCACTCACCTGTCTTAGCAGATCGTATACGTTGATCGGATAGATTTGATAGAGATATAAGTGCTGACCTTCGTACACCACCAACTACTACTACCTCACCTGTCTTACAAACTATATCATGGCATTCCATAGAAGAAAGCTTTCTACCTCTTGCACCTTTAAATTTAGTAATAGTAAAATCAAACAGATCAACAAGAGGTTGAGGCCCACTAGCCCTACCACCAAATGTTTTTAATCTTGTACCTGCAAGCCTAACTTTATTAACATCTACTTTAGGAACCCTTCCTGTATACAGATAAGATATTAAATCTCTAAATGCTTTTGCCCATCCTTCTTTAGAATCTACAACAGATATAACATCTTCTGTATGCTCAAACTCTACGTCTGGAATAGTAGGAAGTCTATCAGAGTACTGTCTCTCTACAGAGAAGCCTACACCTGTACCATTCATTAGTATGTACAGCACCTCATCAAAAGCTTTAGGATTATCTATCGGTATATATGAACAGTTATAACCAGCAATGTTTTCTCTTTCCAATGCTTTACCTGCAGTCATAAGTGCCCTCATACTAGGCATTACCTCCAATGACAATATTGCTTCTTCCATATCCTCCCAAGATTTTTCATCAATTCCCTCTACGTTCTCTCTAAAGAAACTAATAAGTCTGCTTACAGTTTCACTCCAACTTTCTCTTCTATTTTCATCTGCTATCCAACGTGAGTATCTGGACATGTGTATAAACGATTGATATTCTGTAGGTAGATAGTTTCCTCCCATTAATGATACCATTATTTTTCTCCATATTCTAGTTCTAATATTAAATGTGCATAGTGTATAATTTTTATTATATCCTCAGCACCATTCTTATTTCTGTGCCGAGAGATGTACTTTATAATATTTCCTTCAAGGAAGTCAAGTTTATTTTTTGATATGTACTCTATAGGCATAATCTCAAAGTCTTTATAATGATCTCCTCCAACTTGAACATCTGTTGCCTTAGATCCTTTTAATCTCTTTAACTCTGTACTTCTTTTCTCTTCTCTATTCATCCTAGCCATGTACTGCTCATGAGTCTCTCTTTCTGAACTACTACTTATCATTGTTAAAATTCAATACAGTTATATTATCTTTATTATACATTTTATCTTTCACCTCTGGTTTTATAATATCTATCTCTCTAAATACAGCAGCTTGCCCATGCATTATAACATCATCTACCTGTGTTTGTAACAATTCCATAAACCCTCTTAATATAAGATAACCTGTAGACACATCAGGACTATCAGATGTATCATAAGACATAAAATTTATCATACCTTCATCTGTATCTTCTATTACAATACAATAAGAATCTTTAGGCAATGTATTTTTATACTTATCAAACTTAGCTTTAACACTATCCACTATCATTCTAACCACTCCTTTGGTACAAAGCCTTGACACCATGGGATATCGTATCGTTCACACCACCCACTATAAGTAGTCTTTGATCCTTTGTACAGTTTGTTGTTTGCATTCATAAACAGAAATCGTAAATCTAAATCTGGATGCTGTTTTCTAATTAGTAAATGTTTACCTCTATCTTGTGACGTAAACAAACCTTTTACCTCAATGTAAAAACCTTGATCTTCTAAATAAAAATCTGGGGTATATGTACTGTGTCTTACATAATTAAAATTAACTTTTTCATATAAAAAGGGTACTTTGTTCTTAGCCAATTGATTAGCTATATCTAATTCAAAATTAGACCGGTATCCATGTGCTCTTTTCAAGTGCTCTCTTCCTTATCTTTTGGTAAGTATACCATGTAAAATGAACCACATTTAGGACAGGATAGATTTGTTGACATACAATAATCTTCCTCTTCTTCTTCCATATCATGATCACCACCCCATATAACCTCAGTTCCACAATGCCAACAATCCATTAGTCAGACCTTTTTAATTTTATATCTTTTGGTGGATAGGCATCAAACAATGCTCCTGATTCATCTACAGCAAAGTTAAATATCTCTGGGCAGTGCTTCTTCATCTTCTCTAAATTCTCTGTCCACTCTGCCATGTAAAAACAAACTAATGCACCTCTTGTCAATACTCTCTGTACTTTAGCTAAATCTTTAGATAGAAGGTCAATCTTTTGATCGTAATCAAAATCATTCCACATGCCTCCTTCATAAAAACTTTTACATACCCTTATAGGAATAGCTGAAAAGTTATTTCTTAATTCCCTTATAATATTTGTACCCCCTTTTTTATCTTCAGAATCTGGGTAAGCATACCACACATTATCATTCATATAAATATCTGAAAAGCTAACATCAGTCTGAAAATAGATAGGCATTATATCTCCCGTTTTTTAAGTTTACTATACCATACAGATTTTGGAAAACGTGCTGTAGATCCTACTTTCCTATGCATAATAGCATTAGGCCAACATGTTTTCTTAAAATCACAAAATCCACAAATACTTGATAGCAATCTATTTCCTGTCTTCTTAACATTCTTATCTTTATCTTTGTATGTTTCTTCTGTATCTGTAAAACATCTTTTAAATTTCTCACCACCTAATAAAGCTTTTAAGTTCTTCTTTGCTAAATCAAGTGCTTCTTTTTTATCTTCTTCTTGTAGTTCTGGAGCTTCACATACCACCCACTCACCACTTGCTTTGTTAATAACTATCCACCCACCAAAATCTTTATTCTTTGATTGGCTGTACAGGTATCCTTGAGATATGTATCCAAACACATCATCTTCTTTTATTTTCTTATACCCTCCCATATCTCCAAACTTATGATCAAAAGCATAAGGACTTGCAGATTTAATATCCCATACTTTACCATCTATTTCAACATCCAACGTACCAGAAACAGAATGATTACCTAACTCTAATTTTACAGCTTCCTGTTCTGCTTCTATATTTATACCTGCCGATTTCATTACCAAAATGGCAATAGCTTCGACAAGATCACCAAACATAAAACGAACTAAAGAATTGTACTCAAAGTTTTTCTCTGCACCATCTCGTTCCATCTTCTGTTGACACAAAGGTCTACCTAAAGAAGACATACGAGGCCTCCATTTGCTGTCCTTGTTAGCAAATTGACGTACTACAGATGTAGCACAAGCCTCTTTAAACTCTTCTACAAGTTTGGGATCTAGATCGGCCCCTTCTTTTGAGACACGATCTAGAAACCCTTGTACTTTATGTAGTATAAGATTATTCATTTACTACGGAGTCATACTCTATTTTATCTCCAGATGAATGATATGCTTTCATAACAGTATCATTGTATCCTTTGACAAACTCCATAAATGATCTCATATGAGCATCATCTTCTTCACTCCATGTCACTGACTTCTGAGGTGTTAGCTCTGCATGGAAGTAGATGTTTCCACCTTTCTTCTTCCGTACTGAAGACAGCCCAATATTCATCAGCCACATAGGTTGCTTCTGTCTACTGAGACTCTTTAAGCAGTCAGCCACAGGTGTAAAGTTAGCCCCTTTTGCGTACCATACACAAGGAACATCTTTAACAGTAGTTTTACTACCATCTTTATTTACAGCATTCTCAAAAGATACTAGACCGTAAAGATTTTGAGTACATTTAATACTCTTCTGTACAGCCCACTCTGGACTATCTTTTGGCAATGCCTCTAGGGTATTATGGTCAAGTTTTCCACACTTCTTACCTCCTGCAGTGTCATAAAAGTCACTACCAAAGGAAGGAGCCTGTACCGTTTGGCAAGAGAAAGCACTAGCTTCATTATCCCAAACAAAGTAGGAATAAGTACGCATAAACACACGCATAGTAGCTTTCTCACCATATACAGGCCCTTCTGGTGGGGTAGTCATGCTGAACCAGCCTCTTGGAAGAGCATTACCATCAAAATCTTCTGTAGCATGATTAATAGCTAATCTGCTTACAGATGCTTTTGTAGTATTGTGATCCAATTGACCAGTCAGTTTCATTAGCTCCTCTGTAGAAACCTTACTTAGATTTTCTGGCAGAGCAGTATCCATTGTGGTTATTTCAGTCATGATTTATATATCTCCTTCATGTCTAACCAATTGTTACCTATTTTAATCTCGATTCCTATCGGCATATCATAATCAACATTGTATCTTTTCTTACACTCTTCAGGTAAAGACAACATAGCTTCTTTCATTGTCTCTACAGCTAAATCCTGTTCGTCTGGATGCACATCAATTACAATGGAATCGTGAACCGTATTACATATTATACTAAGCATTCTCTTATCTGTCAACAACTTTTTTAACTTAATTAATGCAATAGGCAGGAGATCGGCTGTAGCAAACCCTTGTACAGGATAATTTTTTATTGCTGTAGAGTTAGATACTCCACCGTACCTCATTCTATATACATTATTAAAGTTATAATATCGACCTGATGGAAGTGTAATACGATGATTAGTAATGGCATCATTCTGTAAAGTCTCATGCCACTGTGCTATCTTATTATACTTCTCTTTAAATGCCCGATAATACTCCATCTGTTTTGGTGTACCTAAAAACCCTCCGTACAAAGGCTTAAACGTATCGGCCTTTGCCTCTTGCCTAGTTACACCCAGCACAGATGCTGTAAATGAATGTACATCAACATCATTTCTGACATCTTCGTACACTTTATTATCCTTTGCTAAAAAGCCGGCAACCCTAAACTCTAGCTGGGAATAATCTCCTTCAAGTATATATCCACCCTCCCATCTGCTAACTACTACCTTACGTACAGGAAACGTACCACCTCGTGGCATGTTCTGGAAGTTAGGATTCCTAGAAGATAATCTTCCTGTAGAGGTAACACATTGCATATAATGTGGATGGATTCTACGTCTGTCATCTAAACCTTTTTCTATTCCTTCTATAAAGGTTTTCAAATAAGTTTTAATTGCATTATATCTTATATAGCTTTCCATGAATGTCTTTTGTTCTGGCTTGGCTGTAACTACTAAACCTTCTAAAGTAGGCCTATCTGTTTTAAAACCATGTACAGTAAGATCTAATGTATTTCTTGGTTGCATTCCTAATCCTGCAAAATCTCTAGTTTGCCTGTAGATAACACCTGTTTTGTTACAGGACTTGCAAATACGTTTTTGCTTACCTACTGTACCATCTCTCTTCAAAGCAAACTTATATCCTATACCATTACATGCTGTACATCTTTGCATAACCGTCTTAAACAAAGGCTTGGTTAAACGTACTATACCCTGCTGAAATGCCTGTACACTCATAGTTTTAGGTCTTCTCTTCTTTCTTGTGTTACCTCGTAACTCATAGCCTAAATTAAAATTACTAGCCCATTGTTTTTTATTCAGTACAGCCCTAGAAAATATAATTTTAGACCTATCTTCTGGACTATCTAAATTGACAGGAGTATCACCCATCAACTGTTTAACTTCACTGTTAAGGTACTTTTCTAATTCCTGTACTTCTTTTGTATAGGTAGCCTTAATCTCTAACAAATTTTTAAGACTTATTTGTAACCCACTGTTCTCTACATCACACAGCACATCACAAAACTCATTCATCAGATCGTTAGTATTCTTGAGGGAATTAGGCATGTTACTTAACTGTGCTTCATATAATTCTTTTGTTATCTGTACGTCTGCTTCACCATATTCTTTAACTATAAGCCAAGGTATGCTCTCAAACGACACATTTTTTTTCATATATTCTTCGATTAAACCAGTTTTCTTTTGTGGCAGTGCATATCGTTCACAGCACTTGGCTAGTGACAATGGAACCTTCTCCCCCCCATGCAATATGTATTCTGCTATCATAGTATCATGAACCTTGCCTGTATAGAAAAACCCACAAGC